CGCCACGTTCCGCAAGCCGGATGGAGAGATCGTGAAGGACTCCAGCTACCATGAACCGATCAGCGAGGCCCGCGAGGCTGCTGAGGAGGACGCTCATCGCTACGGGTGGGAGTTCCTGAGTGTGGAGCCGGTGTGAACAACGAGTAACGAACAACGACTATGGGATTATGGATACTACCAAAACAGTTACACACCTCAGCCTCTGCACCGGCTACGGGGGCATCGACCTTGGACTCCGCAGCGTTGTCCGAGACCTGCGAACTCTTGCTTATGCGGAGATCGATGCGTTCGCGATCGAGGTGTTACTTACGCGAATGGAAGATGGGTCGCTTGATGCGGCTCCGATCTGGACTGATGTACGGGATTTCCCGTGGCGTCTTCTTCACGGCAGCGTGGATATCCTCAGTGCGGGCTATCCGTGCCAGCCCTTCAGCCATGCCGGACTCCGCAAAGGTGAGGACGATGAGCGGCATCTCTGGCCCTACATCAAGCGAGGGATCGAGGCAGTTCGACCTGCAATTGTCTTCCTCGAAAACGTCGAGGGACACATTTCGATGGGACTCTCCACAGTCATCAGCGACTTGGAAGATTTGGGTTACCGGTGTTCGTGGGGAATCTTTAGCGCGGAGGAATGCGGTGCGCCGCATCGCAGGAACCGAGTCTTCATCGTTGCTACCGACACCGTGTGCGAACGAGGACAGCTTTCGGTTGAACGGATCAAGTCAGCAATCCAAGACATTGGAAGCAATGGCGCGACGGGGAGAATTGAGTGGGCCAACTTTCGTGTCTGGCCCATTGAACCCGTCCTTCGTGGAAGTGATGATGGGCATTCCAATCGGGTGGACCGCTTGCGACTCCTCGGAAACGGGGTCGTCCCAGCAACCGCCTCTCTAGCCTTCAAAACCCTACTCTCCGCTCCCTACACCCCATCCGAGCATCAAACGCGCTCCTAGACCCATCCAAGCTCCAGCAATCGACATCTCCGATCCACCATCACAACCACCTTATACCTGATACTTCGTAATCAGTAGAGGGTCATTCAAAAACTGCAGCCGCAGCGTGGGGGCCTTCAAAGCCCCCGAAAAGCTTGCGGCGTAAGCAGTTTTTAACTCCCTAGTAGAGGGAGTGTGAATCTCCCTCTAGGGAGAGTAGTAGTGGCTATGGTAACTCTTTGGGGTGCACTGCAAAATCAACATTCCTTTATCTTGACGCTGGATCGTCCATGACGCAATTTGCTCTTGCTATGAGTTATCTGGACAATGGTTCCACGCTTCGGTCGATGTTCCGACTGACGCCCCCGCAACGCCATGACATCGACCCGGCTAAGTCCGAGGTTCTGGCCTACATAATGGCGAATCTCGCCTGTGAGCTTGGTCGAGCGATCCGGGCTTTCAATTCCATGAGGAACAAGAAGTCTCAAGTCCTTGTTTATGACATGGTTCATCGGCAATGGCGTGGGTGTGACTGGGTTCCTCCGCAGGATGAGGACAAGGTTTCGTTGCTCTTGAGAACCATCAATGACCTCAAGCGTGATGTTGCGTATCTGAAGACCTCGGTGAAGAAGCATGAACGATCGATTGGTCAACTCGAAAGGAAGCGTTCGGGTAAGCGTAAGGAGGAGGATGAATCGAAGAAGGAGGAGGAGGCTCCTAGTTACGAACCCGTCGTCGATGAAACATTGATGGAAGCAGCGAAAAAAGCCTCTGCCGAGGAGGAAGAGGCTGGTGGAGAAGACTGGTGGAAAGCTATGCGCGCCGCCTTGGCCGATGTGGAGGTGGTTGCGGCTCCTTCAGTTGCGCCCCGGTCATCATCATCGGGTTCCACTGCTCCCACAGAATACCCGTGGGAGAATGACGAAGATGAAGTGAGCTAGACTGGAGCCGCGATCCGCGCTTGCAGAAGGCCAACTGGAACCTTCTAGGTTTGTTTTGGCCTACCTCATGGAGAACGGCTATCTCACGCGCCCAGTTGGCGAGTTCGGAGGAGCCGAAGCCTGAGTGGGCCAGTTCCATTGTGGTGAGTGGTTCGTTGCTTTCCTTACGCTGAGGTTTGGCTACATGGTGCATCCAGACCCAAGCGACCTTGGTCTCGTGGAGGATGGGCTGGAGCTTGTTACGCAAGAACACGCTGACCTCGCCCTGGTCGCTGAGGTCACCGCCGAAGTAAGAGAACAAAGGATCAGCCACGATGACATCGAGCTTGGATTTGTGGATGAACCGGCGGGCGTAGGCGAGGAACTGGTCGCCGGTACGGACGGCTTCGGTGCGGAAGTGGAGGTTTTCTTGGAGGATAGCGATCTCGCTGACGCTCATGTTGAGTCCTTTGATGACCCCGCGGAAGGCTTCGGCGAGGTCGCCCTTGTCGTTCTCGGCCTGGATGACTCCGATCTTCAATCGCTTCACCGGCTTGATCCCGAAGAATTCGAGGCCGAGGCACCAGCGGATGACGATCTGCATCATGAGGCTGGACTTCCCGATACCGGTACCACCGCTGATGATCATGGAGGAGCCGCGGGTGAGCCAGCGTTTGCCGATCAGGTTATCCGGATCGTTGTCTGGATCGAAGTTGATGAGGTCTTTGATCGAGACCACCGTGGACTTGTCGTCATCGGTCTCCCGGGAGGTGAGGTAATCCTCCCATGAAGCGGAGCCAAGGTTAGTGGCCAGCAGCTTCTGCTGGGAGGTAGGACTCCGCCATGCGCCGGGGAGCCGGGAGTAGCGCGAGGGGTTCTTGTTCTTGGCATCGATGCCCGGGATGCTGCTGTAGATAATATCCCGGCGAATGTCCCATTCCTTGCGATTGGGCGCATCTACGCGGACCCAGGCATGGATGGACTTACCACCGCTATCGATGAGTACGGTGATCGGGAGGCCAGAATCGCGGAAGAGCTTCTCCTGTTCGGCCTTGGGCTTGTCATCGAACTCCACCAGGACATGGCGGTACGCGCTGACATCGTTGTCGGAGCCGCTGTAGAGGTTGGGCTTGAAGGGGTTGATGCGAACAAAGATACCCTCGCGTTCCGGTGATAGGATGCGGGATGCCGGATCATCGAAGCGAGCGATCCATTCCTCGATGGGGATGAATGATCCAGCAGTGACTGGCTTACCCTCCTCGACCGCATCACAGATGCAGACCACCTCGGTGGGCGCGAAGGCGGCTTGAAGGAACCGCTTGAACTCGCTGGCTTGAGGATCGGGCGCAACCGCTGGTGACGGCCTCTTGAATGATACCTTGGTGATATCGAAGGGAGCGGTTGAGGGGGATACCCCTGACTGAAGGAGATGGCCGGCTGGTTTGGAGTGAGACTTGGAAGCGGCCTCGCGGAGCTTGTGGATGAGTTCGCGATCGGACCAAGGTGGTTGGCAGGATTGATTCCAGCTTGAGAGCAGGGCTAGAGAGTCCGCCTCCGATAACTGGAAGCCGTGTACGAGGCCGACGGCAGCGGTGTAGGTAGTTGAGTGTCCGGACTGACCGGAGACGGCTGGCGGCACCTTGGAAAGCCAAAGGGCCGCACGTTGGTGCGGTGTCATATCGTTGTTTGTTTGGGACCGATCGTTGGGGGCTACTTCATTTTGTCTATCTTCATCAGCCGTTTGATGGCTTGAGTTTTGGGGGAATAGGTTCCGGTCTTCTTGGTGCTGGGCTTGGCGGCGTAGGCGGCGGGCTTGGATTTAGCTTTCTTCATATGGTTTGAATTTGGTGTGGAATTCCGAGGTGAGGCGAACGTAGATGTTGCTGCCTCTTTGGTAGATGATGACGGGAGCTTTGAGTTCTGCGAGACGATACTGGCCAACATGAAGGACCGTGACTACGACTCCAGGGTTGGATCGATTGACGAACCGGGAGGGTGGGAGAGCTGAGGGATTTTCCATATGCGACGTTCTATTGGTTCGGGGTAAGCGATCCAGCCTTTAGCGATGCCCCAAGCAATTATCTGAGAGGACTGCTCGATGAGCCGGCGGTTCTCATCGGTGATGATGGTTCGTTCTTCTTCGGTTATGGGACCAGGTTTCTTATTATTTGAGAGGCGGGATTCGTACCAGGGTTGCTCTTGCCTTGGGGTCTTCATGCGGTGATGAGGCGAGCCAGGATACAGTTGCAGTAGGAACCCTTGGTCTTGGCGTTGCATCGACCATGATGCACAGGGTTGGAGATGATGTGTGCTGTAAGGTCGCTCGTGAGCTGGACCAGCTCAAGGAGACGAGTGGATGCTTCTGCACAGAGCGCATTGGGGATTCCATCTTGGGTATCTAGTTCGGCTGATAGGATATTGAGCGCGTTGACGAGGTCGTGTGTTGAGGACTGTTTCATTTTTGTTTGTGGACTACGATTCCATTGCCCTTTGAATCAACCAGTTCTACGGATCGAACGCTCTCCATGCGGGCCAAGGTCTTGATCATCTCGATGGGATCATGGGCTTGGGACACGCAAGTGAGGTGGATATCACCATCTCCGTAGTTGGTCTTTAGATTCTCTTCGGTTCGATCACGCACCACTCGGATGGTTCTTCCATCTGAGAGATGGACCACCTTGATGGATTCGACGAGCGGGAATGCGTGACGGCTCATTGCTTAGATGTTTTACCGCAATGGGGGCAGTGCCGGCCTAGACCGGGATCGGCGGGTAGAGTACCAAGCCACGAGCACAGATCGTGGTAGGATCGAACACCGAAGTTCGGCCACTTGAACGGTACGATGTCACGGTTATGGATTGCATGGATGGCGGTCTCCTTGTCTTTGATCCCAAGCTTCTCCATCAGGTTCGCGTTGCGAGAACTGAGACCGGCGGTCCATTTGTTATTCGAGGCATCCCGCTTCTTGCCGGCGGCGATGATCTGGAACACCCGTTGCTTTGAGATGTTTAACTCTGCACCGATAGCTTTGTAGGTAAGTCCCTTAACCCTGAATTCTCTTACCTTATCGATTGAATCGTTGGTTTTCATGTATGTATGTTTGAGATACTTTCTTTTTTTCTTCTTTGGTTCTTTATCTATTGCAACGGTATCTGGACCGCTCGATACCGTTTCTGTGCTTTGTGGCACTGGACGCACAGTCCGGTTTGAGTTGTGCATCCGCATCCCAAGCATGCGGCCAATTCGTGACATAACAGTTTCCATCGTTGTAGTTCCTCTATTGTTTGTTTGGTTGTTTGTTCTTGATGTTCCATACGCATGAATGCGAGATACCGTATTTCTTGGCCAACTCTCTGTAGGTGAATGTTGAGTTATCCCTGAGAATCGATTCCCGAATCTTTGCTGGAACAGCTTCCCACCGCCGGCAGATCAATGGATCAGGGGCTTTGAAGGCGGGAACTGGTCCCAACATCTTCGCCATTGACTCCTTCGTCAACCCCAATTCTTGAAGTAGGCTCATTTTTAATCTACTCGCTCTTCATGGGGGTGGATTGAACGCCATTATAGGCCACTGTCTTCGGCCTATAGATACCCACTTGTTCCGTTTCCTCGACCCAGGAAGGACCGCCGCGGACATGGAATATGCAGGAAGACATTCCGTTCCATGATTTGGTGGACGACTTGGCGGAGGTATAGGTGGATCCGAACGTAGCGTTCAAGTCGTCGCTCGACATAGCCTTGACGTTGGCCCAGTCGATGTCGCCTGCATGCCACAACTTAAAGCCTAGCTCCAGCGGGGCTACCACCTCTGCAATGCCCGGAAAATGCCACACCCACTCGTCATGGGATGACGCATCACCGCTCATCACGGCGTAGCACTGGTAATTGCCGAGCGGTACGGAGCCACTGCCCCAGTCGCAGCTCTCGCCGGGCTTTAGGACCGCGCTCCTAGTAGGATGATCGTTGCATTTTGGCTGCTCAAAGAGAGCAACGAGGATGGGGACTTCGGTCTGATTTTCAATCTTGATGTGTGTGCTCATGTTAGTAGGTGTTTGATGATCTGATTTCTGTCTTTGCCCTTCGCTCTGAGAATTTGTTCTAGAACAACGTGCGCGCTGATCGTTGAAACGTGTTTCCACTCTGGATTGCCATCCACGTTTCGAGCTGTATCAATACTGTCAACGCGGATCATGCCGTTGCTTTTGTGGACGTAAATGAAGGCGCAGTCTCTCATTTTACCTCCTTCTCATTCCACAACAGCAGATCCGCTCGCATTGCGTCGTTCTCGGTTTCGAGTTGCTGGATGTAAGCCAGTCGCACCGCTGCGAGTCGCTCAAGTCTTCGACACAGTATACCTAGCTCGGCTACGTTGTGAGGAGTGCTGTCTGAGATGGGCGTATCGCTCACGGCTTTGCCTCCTGCCATTTGCCAATCGTGCGGAGAAATGCCTCTGCGCGTTGGGCGGCGGTTGCGTCAATCGGATGCTGCTCGTCGCACACTTCCGCTAATGCCGTTTTGTAGCGACCGAATCCGCGACTCTGGTTGTAATTTTGCCCTCGGCTTAGCACCTTCTCCGCCTCGTGCATGGCGTTGAGGTCGTTGAGGTAGTCGGGCAGAGGATGCCATGCTTCTGGGTCGCGGTATCCGGTTTTCCACCCACACGCTTCTGCGATAGCGCTACGTTGTTGTTCTGGTGTCACGGCTTGTCCTCCTTGGCTTTGTTCCAGTTTGATTGATCAACCAGCTTTTGAGCAGCGGCTGCTGGTGAATCCCAGCGGGTTGGATTGGAGTTTTCGCATAGCGCATCCCCAGCCTCCTCCAGCCGCTTGATGCGGACATTCGAGTCATGCCGCTCTTGAGACACTTTGAGATTTATCTCGCATATTTTATTATTTAATGATTTCAATTGCTGCGAGGACTTCTCCAGCCGCTTGATGCGCTCTAAAAGTAGAGGCACTTCGCGCTGAATCACTTTGCGCTGAGACTCTCCGAGTTTTGCTCCGAGCAGTGTTGCGATGGCGTTGGCGTCCCATTCGCGTTCAACCGCCAATGCCGACTCCTTCCATTCCTCCAGCCGCTTGATGCGGTCTTGTAACCGCAGATTCTCCTCATTCAACAATTGCTGCTGCCGGATGATTGTGTTGGCTTCGTTGAGTTCGCGTTCTAAATTGCGAGCAAAGGCCACATCTACCATCTCGAGCGATTGTGGCGGCTCCGAATCGTAACTGAGATACTCAGCGTCATCTGTCCTCGGTGTGTCGCTGATCATTTTCGTGGGGTCAGGAATATGATCGCTCATTTTACCTCCTTGTTCTTGCGATTCCTTGTCCAGTAACTGAACGCATAGTTCTTTACCTTCTTAGCCGCCTTATGGATTTCTCCAGCCTCTTTCTTACTGATGCTGTACACTCCGGTGCCGCTATCGATGAAGCTCTTAATCTTGTCGCTCATCGGCCACCTCCGAGTGCGTAGTGCAGCACCAGCAGCGCATCGCAGTTCTTAAGCGTGACATCGAGGTGCGGGTAAAGCTCCTGGGCCTTCGACTTGAGCTTACGCTTCCACTCCGCGGAATTGGCGCATGACCGCTTTCCACCGAGTCCAAGAGGATCCTGCCAGATCTTGGGTTCGACGCGGTGAAGCGCGTAACCTTGAGAGTAGGCCAGTCCTTGGACGATGCCGTAGTTTTCATGGAGCGTTGCCACGCTTGCTGAGGGCGTGAGCTTGGACACGAACTTGGGTACCTTCTCGATCCATAGGTGACTGTCCGCCACCTTGAATCCGCTGAGGAGTTGCGCCATATCCGGTAAGGATTCGGGCATTGCGAAGAGGAGGATGCCGTCCTTGGTGTGGATAGCGAACCCGCCGTTTACGCCTGGGTCACAGGCTACGATTGTTTTGTTCATTGGTTTGGGATGTTTCCGTAATAGACGCTCGTGTTGGCTTGCTTCGGATGATCCTTGAAAAGGATTTCCTCCATGTCGCTTTTGAATACCATGATCAGTTTAGACATCTTTAACCCCCCCTTGGAGGTCCGGTGTGATTTTGTAGGTGCGTTGATCAGCACTTTGAACAGATAATGGTCTACTTCTTTGAGCAGTTGCCCGAATCGGACATGCTCCTCAAAGCTCATTTTTTGTTTTTGTTTCATTTGTTTGGGACTTGATGGTGATTGAGTGGCCGACATAGATACCAGCGATCACGCACAGTGGCAGCAGTACTGCCATGCCCATGATAGTCAGTGCGGTGTTCATGGGATCGAGCATCCAAGTTCCTTGTAGCACTTGACCCGTTTCTTGGAATGAGCCTGAGCCAGAGGATGGAAGGTATCCTTGAAGTCATGGATGAGGGCAGTGTCCTTACCTGGTGCCCGCCGCAGCGCACGGCTGGCCCGCTGGATGGTTTTCTGTGCGCTCCGCCCTCCAGATACCATTACGAGTGTGTGGACGTTAGGAAGGTCAAGACCCTCATCGGCCAATGAAGTGGCGATCATAATTTCGATGTTCCCTGCCTTGAACTCTTCCATTGCTTCGCGGCGATGCTTCTTCGGCATCTTCGAGTGAACGAGTACGGAGCCGCTCAAGGACAGGTTGTAATATTCTCCGAGTGTGACTCGTGGAACCAGAACGAGTGTGGGATACTGAGGACCACCGGCTGCGGCCATCATGATTGCCATATGGTTTCTGGCTTTGTTGCCACAGATGCCGATCTCGGTGAGTGCTTCCCAAGCGCACATGGCCCGAAGGATGGGCTGACTAACTTGCATGTACCGTTTCCGATCGGCGAACAGCCTCTCGATTTGATCATCGATCCTCTGCTGGAGATGGAGGTCAGTGGCAGAATGCATGTACACGGTTGCATGAGCGAGTACACCGGCCAGTTCATCACGCTTGATTTCGTACTGCTGAAAACGAAAAAGCTTTTGAAGTTCATGGTTCCTATCTGGGTCATCGGACCAAGGGGTGGCATCAAAGCCGAAGATTGATCCAGGGCATGACTCAATGATCCTGCGCCATGTGACGGCGGGCGCATGCTTCGCCTCATCGACGATCAGGATGGCCTTCTTGGAGAAATCGACTGACTCATGTGGGCACCTGACTTCGACGCGAGAGATGTCCACTCCAGCAGCGATGAGCGCAATGGTTGCCTGCTGA